ATCCTCGCTGTCACTCGATGAAATTTCCCGTCCATCTTGTATTCGATATAACTCGGTGATCTAAAATTTGTGAGCCTTGATGCAAGCATTTCGCTTTTATAATTCAGCGCCCACTTGAAAATGATTTCACCTGAAAATGTTGCGTAGCCGTCTATTTGAGAGACAATCCGCGCAAGCGCCGCCCTTGCTTTTTCTCCTGCGTAACCTTCGTGCCAAATGACGTAGTATTCCCGCACCGGATTATCTGTCAGACCACCATAGTACGTGCATGAAAGCATCGGCTTGCCTGATGCCCTGCTGATTTCAGCCCGCCACATCCACTTCGTAACGCGCATCTTCAGGGTAGCATTGCCCATGATGTCGGCATCTGATAATTCATGCTTGATCGGCTTGCGCGGGAATTCATGACCGCACGCAGTACAGTGGGTGACAGCAGCGTGCAGGATTTCTCCACACTCAGGGCACGTCTTCGTCGGCGGGCCTGAATTGCTCTTGCCCGGCTTCTGCGGCGGATTTACTGCCGTGATCGGCCCGTGCCGCTCGACGTTGCCAACAAAATCCAGAACCAGGCAATGATTGGTGTGCGACTTCGGGCGCATGCCGCGCCCCGCCATCTGCACGTAAAGACCTGGCGACATCGTTGGGCGCAAAAACGCAATCAGGTCGATATCAGGATGATCGAACCCTGTAGTTAATACGTTGGCGTTCGTCAGGCATCGAATCTCCCCGGACTTGAATCGCTGGATTGTTTCATCCCGATCCGTCATCGACATCTCGCCCGTCACGCATTCCGCAGCAACCCCACGTTGGCGCATTGCCGCAGCCACGTTATGCGCGTGCTGAACGCCAGCGCAGAAAATAAGCCACGATTTTCTATCCTCTGCCCGCTCGATGATTTCATCGACAACGGGCAAAGTGATTTCGTCACGGTCCACAGCCGACTGCAATTCACTCTCAACATACTCCCCTCCCCTTACGTGCACGTCAGAAATATCAACAAATTTCCTTGATTTTTTGCTGTGCAAGGGCGCAAGAAATCCTTTTGCGACAAGTTCATGCACACCGATGGGCGAGATGATTTCGGAGAAAATCGCAGGCGCGTCGGTAATCAGGCCATGCCCTAATCGGTATGGTGTTGCAGTCAAACCGATAACCCGCATGGCTGGGTTGATTACCTTCAACTTCGCGAGCAGCGTTCTGTAGCCGCCCTCGTCCTTGTGGGATATGAGATGCGCCTCGTCCACGATTACCAGGTCAACGTGACCAAGTTTGTCAGCGCGACCACGCACCGATTGAACCCCGGCAAACGTGATCGGCTCGCCAAGGTTTTTGCGACCAACGCTTGCGCTGTAAATCCCGACTGGCGCATCAGGCCAATGACGCAGCAACTGCGCATAATTTTGCTCGATCAGCTCCTTGACGTGGGTCAGCATCAAGATGCGGGTTTCAGGCCACGACTGGATCGCATCCTTGCACAGCGCCGCGATCACATGCGACTTGCCGGAACCTGTAGGCATCTCAAGGCAGGGGTTGCCGGTTCCGTGACTCGCGAACCACGCATAAAGCAGGTCGATGGCGCGTTGCTGGTATTCGCGCAAAGCAACTGAGGCAGATTCAAACTGTTGGGGGGGTGATTCCATCATATATCCTCCCACCTAACTCCTCCCGAATGTCGTTGATGTCATCGTTTGCATTCCGACACGCTATCGGATCAGCCAGTATCTCTGCGCTCGAAAACCGCCCACGCTCAGGCTCGCCATTCCTGACCGGCTTTCCGTCGATGACGTAAATCGCCTCCCATTCGCTCTCGCCTGGCAGGCGCTCCCACGGCACCATGTCAGGATGCAGCACATGCGCCTCGCATCCGGCACGCTGCGCGGCAGTGGTCGGTATTTCAGTATCCCAGCGAGCGCAGTGCCAGGTCGAGTCCTCGCGCGCAGTCGAGTGCGCGCACGTACGGCAGTTGACGTTTTTGATCGGCTCGCCATCGTGGCAGATTCCCTTCGCAGGACACCATTTGCAGGTGTGCCAGGATGAGGACGCGCCATCCACGCGGATCGGCGCTTCATCGGCCAGCGCCACCGAATGTGCGCGGCGGATCAGGTGTTCTGCCCGCTCGCGGTCATAGTGCACACGCTCTGTATAGATGCGGTCATCGTCTTTGCAGACTGACACGTACAAAGCGCGGTCGATCTTTGTGCCAAGCATGTAAGCCTGCATTTGCGCCCAGTGCATCGGCTTGCTTTTCTCCACGCCGTTCTTTTCAAGGTCATTGAACGACTTGAGGCTGTGAGTCTTGAACTCCAAGACGTGCGGTTTTTTCGGCGCTTCGGGCACGCCCGATACCGCAATGGCGTCCGGCGTCCCACCCACGTGCGACCCGAAATCAAGATGAACCGCACTCCTCACGTCAATGCCGATCTCGCGCAGGTCGGCAATGATGGTGGCTTCTTCATTGTGGCCGCGCCGGAAAACCCGGCGCAACCGACCAGTGTGCTGTTCGGTGATTGCCCAACGGAACGAATACCACAACCAGCGGCGGCACTCGTGCCCTATTATGGACGCGCCAAGATGAGCGCGTGGGCTGTCGGGCCGCGCCTCCTGCGCGGCGTCGATCAGCGTTGCTATGTCCGTCCTTGCGGGAGGGATGGCCGTCATTTTTTGGCCCAGGGCGGTGCTGCACCCTTCGCCGCTGCGGGAGGCGGCGTGGCCTCAGCCTTCGGCATCGGCATCGAAGACGACGCGGCGGGTGCGCCATTCGGAGCTTTGAACGACTTTACCTCGTTGCTCGGCCCGTACTGCGGATCGTCCTTGATCGCCACCTTGACCAGCAGGTCGCCACCGATGAGCTGGTCGGTATCGTTCACGTTCGGCAATCCCATCGCCCGCATGATGTCGCCGAGTTGCTGCCGCCCGATCTCCTCCGCTTTCGGGTTTTTGTTGAATACATTGATGTTTGTGAACAGCACCCGGCCTTGATGCGTGGGTCCAGTGACATCAAGCCGCAGTTTGATGTATTGACCATCGCCTGCTTTGGTGGTCTTCAGCTCCGATGAGTTGATCGTAACGGTGTAGTTGCCAGCCGGCAGCGGATCAAAATTGTTCCCCTGCGGCATCTCGTCAGCAACGAAAGTTTGATTCAAAAATGCCATGCTATTTCGCCTCCTCGGCGTTGATTGAAATCTTGAAACTCGGGCGTCCAGGTTTTGCCGTAATCGCAGCCATCAATGGCTTGGTAATGGATTCATCCGCAGCTTTCCATGCGGCGGCGTTGATCTCCGGCTTCCATCGGAACAGGGACGATAGGTGGGCGGACAATCCGTGTTCCGCCGCAATCTGCTGCACAAGGTCTGAATCAACTTTGCGGTCGATTCTTCCGACGATGCGGATGTCGTAGCCATCCGACTCGTACCGGCTGGTGCCTTCCAATGCTGGGGACACGTTGAGACTCCGCACAATTTCATCCTCAAGGTCACGGCGGACGCGCACCGCTTCCTCCTCGACGCGCTTTGCCTCCATCCAGTCGGCGGCAAGCGCCGTCAGCAGGCGGCTCACGATGCACCGCCTATTTTGCGGATGATCGCGCCAAGGTCGGGTGCCTCCCACTGGTCCAGTTTCCCTGAGCGATCCTTTGCGACCCACGAACCATCACTATCACAAAGCAGCGCACGGTGCGTCACTCCTTCACTGTCGCGCTCGACTCGGAGCGCCAGCACCTCATCGAAAAAGTAGGGAAGACCTTGCCCGAGTGCGCGCCCAGGCATCGCAGGCGCATACAGCATCCGCCCCATTTCGTCTTGGCTTTTGTCGAGCTTCGCGGACATATAGACGTTTCGCCCAGGCAGGTCACGGAATGCCCGGATCAACTCCTGCATCGTGCTGTTCAGCTCGCCATACGCCTGCCGCCCGTCCTTTGTCTGGCGCTTTTCAAATGCCAACACGACTTCGGCAACTTCCGAAATCGAGTCGAGGGCGACGGATGCAAATTGCTTCGCCTCGTCGCTGTCCCGGCACCACGCGAATGCTTCGCGCAGATCATCCATCGAGGCAATCTCGATGTATGGCAGATCACTTCCAGCGAGTGCGAGCAAGCCGCCCTCGGCAGACAACGTGATCGGGGATGGCAAGGACTTGATAAGGGATGTTTTCCCCGCACCGGCCTGCCCGTAGACCAAGACCTTCACGCCTTCGGCGTGGAGGCTGGCTGTTGACTTCAATTTGATTGCCATCGGCAATACTCCTGTTGTTTGCTGCGGTCTGGGAATCAGGTCGCAGTGGTTGCAAGATTGCACTGATCGGAATACCGTTGTCAACAACATTTGGGAGCAATGAATGGCAGACATCACCCATCTTTTCCCCGGCGGTTTCCGGCCAGCAGACAGACCCTCTCCCCCGCCACCGGAGCACCAGGTCATTGACGCAATGCGCGAGGCCGGGCTGGAGCCACCCGATCACATCGAGATGGACGGGAAAATCCACCGGTTCCGATCGGGCACCAAGGGCGCAACTGGCAAGACCGACAAACCGGGCTGGTACGTGCTTTACAAAGACGGTGTTCCAGCAGGTCGATTCGGCTGCTGGCGGGCTGGGGTTGAGGTGACATGGAGGGCGGATGTCGGGCGGGATCTGACCGCAGCAGAGGAGGCGGCGCACGCCGCCCGGATGGCCGAAGCGCGAGCGGCACGGGATGCGGAGCTGGAGCGGACCCGTCAAGCGGCAGCAGAGACGGTCGAAAAAATCTGGCACGACGCTCGCCATGCTGAAGCGGCGCACCCGTACCTTGAGAGGAAAGGCATTCAGCCGCACGGGGCACGAATCACCGGGGACGGCAGGCTGGTCCTCCCGCTATACGGGCAGGACGGCAATCTTTCATCATTACAGTACATCGGCCACGACGGGGCGAAGCTGTTTCATCCTGGCGGGAAAACCGGCGGAGCGATGTGGATTGTGGGCACGCTCGATGAACCCGGCACCCTGTACGTGGCTGAGGGTTTTGCTACCGCTGCCAGCATATACGAGGCTACGCACCGTCCCTGTATCGTCACGTACAGCGCCAGCAATCTGGTCCCGGTGGTCGGGACGCTCCGCGATCGGTACGGGCAGACGCAGGATATCTGCATCGTTGCCGACAACGACACTTCAGGCACCGGCCAGCGGTATGCAGAACAGGCGGCAACCGCTCACGGAGCGCGGGTCATACTCCCGCCAGACGAGGGTGACGCCAACGACTACAGGCAGGCAGGAAAAGACCTGGCGGCACTCCTGAACCCGCCACACAACAGCGAATGGCTGATCCCGGCAGACGAGTTCGCCAAGGTTCCTGCACCGATATCCTGGCTGGTTCGGGGATGGGTACAGGACAAGGCACTCGTCATGGTCCACGGCCCATCCGGCGGCGGCAAGACTTTCCTTGTGCTCGACTGGCTGCTGCGTATGGCGGCAGGCGGCGGCGTCTGGCAGGGGAAGACGATCAAGGCCGGGGAGGTAGTCTACCTCGCCGGAGAAGGCCACCACGGGCTGCGCGGGCGCATTGCAGGCTGGAAACAGCACCACGGAGTCGCCAGCCTTGATATGTGGCTCTCGCAAGGCGGAACCGACCTCAACACCGCAACCGGCTTGAAAATGGTCCAGGAAAGCATCCGTGCGCTCCCCGTCCGTCCCCGCGCCATTTGCGTTGACACCCTCCATCGGTTCCTGCACGGCGACGAAAACAGCGCCCAGGACACCAAAACCATGCTGGATGCCTGTTCACGCCTGATGGATGAATTCAAATGCACCGTAATCCTCGTCCACCATACAGGCGTCAGTGAGGAGGCACAGCACCGGGCAAGAGGCTCCAGCGCTTGGCGCGGGGCACTCGACACCGAGATCAGCGTCATCCCCTCCGGGGCCGGCAAACCCATCGAGGTCACCCAGCGAAAGAGCAAGGACTCGGAGCTTGCGGCACCCGCCTGGATCGAACTACAGAAGGTGGAAATTGCCGGCTGGTACGACGACGAGGGCAACCCGGCAACGACCGCCGTGGTTGTGGACGGCACGCCGCCGCCTAGTAAGGACGATGTGAAATTGGCGGAAGAGATCAAACGAATGACAGACGCATGGTGGCACTCTGGGGTTCATCTGGACGATATCGGCAGACCATACATCAGCCGGTCAGGAGTCGCCGATTATCTCTCCGCCGGGGAAGGGTTATCGGAAAACACCATCAAGATTTACCTCAAGGCAGGCTCTAAAAAGGGGTTCGTACACGCCCTCGAAGACGCCAAAGTGATCGAAAAACATGCCGAAGGATGGTCTTTTATCGAGCCTGTATTATCCAGCACATTGATGATTAGAAGGCATGAAAGATGACAAAAACACCGGAGGGGGTACTGGGGGTACTCGGGGGTACTTTTAAGAAAGTACCCCCTGGTGGGCGAGGCGAGAATTAGGGGGTACTAGGGGTACTACTACCTATAGGGTAGTACCCCCGTACCCCCATGATCGCGGGCAGTTTCCGGGAGATGAGCAATGAGTGAAATTTGCAAGCAAGGGGTACTCGGTAAAAGTACCCCTACCACTCAAAAACGGTTGACAGATTGAGAATGGCAAAACAGTATTAATGAAAACCAACAACAACCGGAGCAGCCATGTCACTCCACCCTCACGACGCCCACAAACGCGCTCAGGCCGATCAACTTGCTTCAGACCTCGCCCGATGGCTCGCGCAAGGCGGGACCGTCCAGCGGTGCACCTCCGATGAT